GACCGCCTACGGCAGCTGGGCCACACCATCATCGGCGTGCATTTTGGGGGCAAGCCGAGCAAACCCCGTTTCGTGAACATGCGCACATGTATGTGGTTCGAGATGGCTGAATGGTTGCGTGCGGGGGGTGTCATCCCCCGCGACAACGCTTTGTTACAGGATTTGGCCGCGCCGACGTACTACTTCACCCCCAGCGAGCTTATTGCTTTGGAGTCCAAGGACGACATCAAAGCCCGTATTAGGGTCAGCCCTGACCTTGGCGACGCTCTGGCGCTAACCTTCGCTTTCCCTGTGACAAAGGACAACCCACGGTATTCATTACCTGGCAGCGGACGCGCCCAAGACCCCGGCGCTTACGACCCGATGGCCGAGTTGTAGGCGTATCCGTACTGCCCGGCGCCGGCGGCAAACTGCCTGCCATGTGCGCGATAGGCTCCAACCAAGACCAATCCCTTGCCGCGGCAATACCAGGCGGGACCATGCTCGGTAGCGCGTCGATCGGCGGGGCGTCTGCACCGGGAGCACGGCGTGTGGCCGGTGGCCGATCACGCAGTACGATGCTGGGCGGCGGCACAACCGGCGGCACGGCGGCGATAGGTGGCGGGTCCGCCCTACCCGCAAACCGCTACGCAACACAGGAGCGCTGACCATGTGCTTAAGTACCCCAGATATCCCAAAACCCATTCCTCCGCAGGAGTTGAAGCAACCCGATAGCCTAGGCACCCAACGTCGGCGCAAGCCTACTGGCGCGGGCCCAAGCACAATGCTCACGGGCCCGTCTGGTGTGGCCAGCGGGTCGTTGAACACCGGCGGCAATACGCTGCTTGGGGGTTGATCATGGGCTTCAAAAAACTATCAGCCCTCGCTGTGGCGGGCAACGTCGTCACCGATTTCACGGTGCCGAACAACACCGCGTATCGTGTGCTCTACGGCCACATCGCGTTGACGACAAACGCGACTGTGACCGACCGGCGCGTGCGCATCGCTGTCGTTGATGATGACGGCACCGAGATATTCGACGTCCATTCGGGGGCTGTTGTGCCCGCGTCGCAGACAAGTCAGCATCACGAGATCATGCAAGGTATCTACCGCGAGACGGCGTTCATTGGTGGTGCGATTCAGGTGCCCATCGGGTCCGACATCTGGGCGCCCACCTCGTACAAACTGCGCATCGGTGTGACAAACGGCGTCGCGGGGGATTCCTACACGGCATACGTCATGGTCGAGGACCGTTGAATGGATGAGAAAAAGCGCACCAGGCTACTGCAGCGCAAGCAAGCGTTGTGGAAAGAGCGCGGCGAATGGGACACCGTTTGTTGTGACGTGAGCCGCTTTGTGCAGCCTCGCCTCGGGCGCTTCTCTACGTCCGATACGAACAGCGGTAAGCGCAAGGACCAGAGCGTCTATACGCTTACCGCGAATTTCGCGCACCGCACGCTCGCGGCCGGCATGATGTCAGGCGTCACCAGCCCGGCGCGCCCGTGGTTCCGCCTGGCGCTCAGTGACAAGGATCTGATGGAGTACGGGCCCGTCAAAGAGTGGCTGCACCAAACGACCGAGCTGATGCGCGCGGTGTTCAACTCCAGCAACACGTACAACGCCCTGCACTCCTGCTACGAGGAGCTTGGCGCTTTCGGCACATGGGCCTGCCCAATCGTGCCTGACTTCGACAATGTGATTCACCTCTACCCCCAGACCTTTGGTGAGTACGCGATTGCCACCGACGAAAAAAACCGCGCCGACACTTTCGTGCGTGAGTTCCGCATGACGACCGGGCAGCTGGTCAAGCGCTTCGGCAAAGAAAACTGCAGCATGGCCGCGCGCAACCTCTACGATCGCGGGGACTACGATTCGTGGGTCGATGTACTCCACGTCATCCAACCCCGCGAGGAGCGCGACACAACCAAGCGTGACAACCTGAACATGGCGTGGTCGTCGTGTTACTTCGAGCCTGGCGCCGAGGACGAGAAGTACCTTGCCGAGTCGGGGTTCAAACGGTTCAACGTGTTAGCTCCTCGTTGGCAGATCACCGGCAACGACGTGTACGGGCGCAGCCCCGGTATGGACGCGCTGGGCGCGGTCAAAGAGCTGCAACACAGCCGTCTGCGCCGCGCGCAAGCGGTCGATCTGCAGGTCAACCCTCCGTTGCAAGTGCCTCTTGCGCTCAAGGATAAAGTGAACGCCCGCCTACCCGGTGGTGTGAGCTATTACGACGACGCTGGTCCCGGCAGCGGCATTCGCACAGCCTACGAAGTCAATCTGAACTTGCAGCATCTGCGCGAGGACACCCAGGACATCCGCGACGAGATCAAGCAGGCGTTCTACGCCGATTTGTTCATGATGCTGGCCAACGACACCCGTAGCGGTATTACCGCAACCGAGGTGGCCGAACGCCATGAGGAAAAGTTGCTGATGCTCGGGCCCGTGCTTGAGCGTCTGCACAACGAACTGCTGAGCCCTCTCATTGACATCACCTTTGACCGACTGTCCGACGCCGGTGTGCTGCCGCCTGCGCCGCCCGAGCTGTCGGAGGCCGATATTGACATCGAGTTTGTGAGCGTGCTCGCACAAGCTCAACGAGCAGTTGCCACCAGCGGGATGGAGCGGCTATTCAACACCGCGATGGCGATGGCGCAGGTTAAGCCCGACGTGTTGGACAAGCTGGACTTCGATCAGGCTATCGACGATATGGCCGACGCGCAGGGGGTGAACCCTGCACTGGTTGTGCCCGACGATGTTGTGGCCAGGTTGCGCGAGGAGCGCGCTACCGCGATGCAGAAGGCGCAAGCGGCAGCCAACGCACCGCAGGCTGTTGAGTCGGCGAAGACCGCCAGCGAGATCGACGTTACAAACATGCGCGATGTCATGCAGTCGTTGCAGGGCTACGCTCAACCGATGAGCGCACAGTGAGGAAAGCATGACGACCGGCTACACCCGCACGTTCCCGAACGACATGAACCAGAAGGTGGCGATCGCCACCTGGGCAGCGCTGGCTGCCGGGGAGAACGGCGACGCTTTTGTGCTCGGCCAATATGCTGATCGCACGGTGCAAGTTGCCGGCATAACAGGCGGCACGATCACGATTCAAGGTTCCCTTGATGGGACAAATTACTACACCCTCACCGACTACCAAGGAAACCCGCTTGTGTTCAGTGCCGCGGGGCTGAATGCGATCAGCGAGATGGTTTATTACGTGCGCCCGGCTGCAAGCGGCGCGCTCACAGGAACGGTGGTTGTCACGCTTGCAGTGAAAGGTACGACATGAGCTTCTTCAAACAACTGTTCGGTGGCGGTGAGCCTGAGGCGGCGCCGGCCGAGCTCAGCACGCGCATTGTGTGCACGGCCACGTTCCTAGACGGCGCGCAGCGCTACGAGGCCGGAGACACCCGCAGCGTGCCGTCTGAGCGCGCCACGTACTTTATCGCGCAGGGATGGGCTACGTTGGTGACGGAAGCCAAGCTCGATGTGCGGGACGGCCGTATGGGCCTGGGAGACAGCAATGGCTAAAGCGGCGAACGATGCGGTGATGGACGCTGCGCTCGACGTGGTTGCAACGGCCACCGTCATGGTGGCGTGCAGCGCGCAGCCGACGACTTATGCCGAGGCGGTCACAACCTACGCGCTCGCCGATGTGGTGATGGCCGGCGGGGATTACACCAAAGCCAACGGCGACGCCTCGGGGCGTAAGGTAACGATGGGCGCCAAGAGCGGTGTGCTGATCGACGTCAGCGGCACGGCGACGCACGTTGCTCTCGCACGGGTGGCCGATACAGTGTTGGTCTACGTGACCACATGCACCGCCCAAGCGCTCACCGCGAACGGGTCGAATACGGTGAGCTTCCCCGCGTGGAAGATCGAGATTGCGGACCCGACTTGATACCCACCCAACACAAGCGCAAGAGTAGCATATGACGCCAGAACAACTAATCACGCTCCGGTCCAAGGTATTTTTGGGCGCTACGGCAGCGCCGCCGTCTACGCCCACTGCAAGCGCGCTGCAACCAAAGCCGAAATGATGCTTGCCATTGGAATAGGAACTGATGCTGTACCGGGCGACTTCACCTGGCGGGGTGAATTGTCGGAGCTAAAGTCTGTGCAGTTGATCTTCAAGGACGATGGCACGATCTGGACCGCTGGAGGCTAAGTAATGGCAAAGACAATTACCGCTGCTGCGCTGGTATCGAGCGTGGCCAATACGGCCGGATCAACCACACGCGGGCGGCTCGATGTGTCCGGGGCTGATGGCGGGCAGATTCGGTTTCGCCTAACCAACGGCGCTACCGGGCCAACGTTACAGTGCGAAGCGCGGGTACTGGTCGCGGCGAAAAATACAGCCATGCCGGCAGCCGCAGCCGAAGGCACAGCTGACCTGGACTGGAAACAGGTCTATGTAATTGGCGGCGGGACGACAGCCAACGCGACGACTCGCGGCAGCTACACGTTCGGACCATGGATCGCCTACATCGAGATCGAGTTCACCGGCAACACAGGGCAATCGGTGACTGTCGAGTGCACTGGTGACAGCTACGTTTATCCGTAAGGCTGACTAATGGCCCGCATTCGTGAAATTCTGCTGCCGTGGGATAGCCAGCCGCAGGAGTCGGCTGAGATTAGTCCGAAATGGGTAGAGCGCGGGCTGATATTTGCGCACCTTGGCAATGAGGTATTCTGGACGCCAGCTACGGATTTTACTAACACAGCCACTCTCGTTGGTGGCCCTAAGAAACAGCCCTATGCGTCCGGCATCGCAACAGGATTTGGAACTACCTACGGCACAGGCACAACCGACCGAATAGATCCGCCTAGTATTTACCTGGGCAATACGGGCGTGCGCTCTATTGTTGCGTTTGTTTATCCAAAGACAACAGGCGGAGGAGGTTTTGGGCGGGTGCTGGCTGCCGCAGGCTCGACCGGCATTGACACCGTTCTTGGCGAGTCCAGTTACCCAAACGGCGCGTCACACAAGCTGCTGTATAACCACGCCACGACGTCAATCACATACTCTGCCGGTATTACAGGCAGTATCACGCTTAACGCCTGGACGTGTTTTGGCTTTGTCCACGATACGTCGTTGCCCATCGCGACGCTGCCTGTGTGTTACGAGAACGGTATCGTCAACTCATCAGTGTCGTTCAACGTTACTCCAACCGGCAGTCTAAAATCAGGGTATTACGCCCCATCAATCGGCAACAGGCCTACTGATGGAATCCGTGGCTGGGATGGGTTGCTCGGCCCTCTGCTCATATTCCAGCACCCCGCGCAAGGACTGACGGCCACCGAGCAAGCGGACCTCTACGCCAACCCCTGGCAAATCTTAACCCCCCGCTCAATTTGGGTGCCTGTCAGCGTGGCGGCGGGGGGTATCACTCTCGCCGTTCAAGACGCGGCGCACGCACATGCCGCTGCGGCGCTCGGACTGACCACGGCGCAGATGCTCGCACTGGCTGACGCTATCCACGCCCAGGCCGTCGATAACTTGACGCTGGGCGTGAGCGGAGCCGTGACGCTCACAGTCGCCGACGCCGCTCACGCGCACGCCGCTGAAGCGCCGACGCTCACGACCGCGCAAGTGCTGAGCGTGGCCAACGCCCTGCACTCACACATCGTCGACCAGGTAACGCTCAGTGCGACGAACGACGTTTCGCTGGTGATCAACGCGGCCTCGCACGGCCACCTCGCCGACGGGGCGACGCTCAACACCGCAACGTGGTTAGCTATTGCCAACGCCTTGCAAGCGCAACTCGCCGATAACGTAGGCCTGACCGGCGGCGTCGTCGTCACAGGTGGGGGCCTGCTGGTTGTGCTCCGTCGGCGCCGCGCCCGGTAGGCGTATCCGTGCGCGCGGCGCACAACCCTACATTGCGAAACAAGCACCATGACAGGACAGCAACACGACCCGATGCACGAGCAAGACGCTGACGAGGCTGAACAAGCCAAGGCGGCAAAGCGGGTACAGCGGGAAGTTGAAGACCTGAAGTGGCTTATGAAGGACGCGAGGGGTCGCAGGTTTGTGGCGCGACTGCTGGGCAAAACGGGCGTGCATCGCACATCGTTCCACACGTCGGGGTCAGTCATGGCCTTCAACGAGGGACGCAGGGATGTAGGACTTTTTCTGACCGGCGAGCTACTGACTCACGCACCTAATGCGTATTTTCAACTTTTGAACGAGTATCGAAATGACGATTGAAGCGACAGACACCGGCACAGTTGCAACCGACGCTGGTGGAACGCAGACAACTGCCGATCAAACGACGGCAACGGTCGAGGCGAAGGACGGCATACAAGCGACCGACTCAGCCACGGACGCTGGAACAAAGGGTACCGCCCAGAAAACCGACGAGCCCATTAAGTACGACTTCAAAGCGCCAGAAGGAATGGCGCTTGATGTCACTGCCGTGGATGAGTTCAAGGCGATAGCCTCCGAGTTGAAGCTGCCGACTGAAAGTGCGCAGAAGGTTGTTGATCTCTACGCCAAGCTTGAGCAGAAACGCGCTGAAGGATTCGCGGCCCAGGTTGAAACCTGGGGCGAGCAAGTCAAGACCGACAAAGAGATCGGCGGCGACAAGCTCACCGAGAACCTGGCGGCCGCACGTAAGGTGGTCGATACGTTTGGCACTTCTGAGTTCAAGTCGTTGCTGGACAGCACGGGTATGGGTAATCACCCTGAAGTCGTGCGACTGATGTCCAAGATTGGCAAGGCAATCAGCGAAGACGGTTTTGTGCGTGGGTCGGCCAAGTCGACAACCGCGCAAACCATGTACCCAAACAGCAACATGAATTGAAAAGGAACTGACCAATGGCCACTCTCGCCGTAACCCATCCGACCCTGCTGGACTTCAAGACCCGGCTGGACCCGAACAACAGCATCGCCAACATCATCGAGATGTTGGGCCAAACGAACGAGATTCTGGAAGACATGGTGTGGCTTGAGGGCAATTTGCCTACAGGCCACCGCACAACTGTGCGCACCGGTCTGCCTACGCCGACGTGGCGCAAGCTCTACGGTGGTGTGCAGCCGACAAAGAGCGTCACCGCGCAAGTGACCGACTCGACCGGTATGCTTGAGGCATACGCCGAGGTCGACAAGGCCCTTGCGGATTTGAACGGCAACAGCGCCGCGTTCCGCCTGTCCGAGGATCGTGCCCACATCGAGGGCATGAACCAGGAACTGGCGAGCACCCTTTGGTACGGCAACGAATCGACCGAACCCGAGGCGTTCACTGGCTTTGGCCCACGTTTCAACGACCAGAGCGCGCTGAACGGCGAGAACATCCTGACCGATGCGGCAACACCTGACGGTACGGACAACTCATCGTTGTGGTTGATCGTGTGGGGCCCGAACACCGTGCACGGTATCTACCCGAAGGGCTCGCAAGCCGGTCTGCAGATGACCGACAAAGGCCAGGTCACGGTCGAGAACGTCGACGGGGCTAACGGCCGCGCCGAGATGTATCGCTCGCACTACCGTTGGGACTGCGGTCTTTCGGTACGCGACTGGCGCTATGTGGTCCGCATCAACTTCGACTATGAGAACCTGGTCAAGGACGCGGCATCGGGCCCGGATCTGACCGACTTGATGGTGCAAGCGCTTGAGTTGGTGCCCTCGCTGTCGATGGGTCGCCCGGCGTTCTACATGAACCGCTCGGTGCGTTCGTGGCTGCGCCGCCAGATGATCAACAAGACCAAGAACAGCACGTTGGCGTTCGACCTGCATGCAGGCAAGCGCGTGCTGACGTTTGACGGTGTGCCCTGCCGTCGCAGCGACCAGATCCTGCTGACCGAAGCCGGCATCTGATCGACAAACTTGAACACGAAAGGAACCACACCATGATTCTCGACGAACGAAGCGAATTCGCTGACGCCGTAAGCGTTGCAGCTGCGGCGGGTACGGCGCTGATCGGTGACGTGATCGATACCCAGGTCGGCGCGCTCAACGCCACATTGAACCCCGGCAACGGTCAGCCGCTGTATTTCATCATTAACATCGATACTAGCATCGTCACCGGCGGCGTAGCCGGTACGGTGCAGTTCGCGCTGATGTCCGACAGTACGGCGGACCTGAACACCAGCCCGACGACGCATTTCCTGACGGCGGCCTACGCCACTGGCGCAACCGGCACGGCCGGCAGCACCTTGGCCGGATCCACCCCGGTGATGGTCGCGCTACCGCAAGGCAGCTACGAGCGCTATTTGGGCGTCAAGTGCATCACGGCGACAACCACAACGACCGCGGGCAAGATCAATGCGTTCTTGACGCCCGATCCAGCCTCGTGGCGCGCATATGCTGACGCGGTGAACTGAGCATGAGCAAGCCTCAGCCGTTGATAGCGCTGCGCCTTGGGTTCTTCAACGGGCGCCGTGTGCGCCCGGGCGAGAGCTTTGAGTTTTCTGGCAAAGCGCTGCCGAAGTGGGCCGCACCCAAGGACAAGGTGAAGACCTTGCCGACAGGCAAACCCGTGCTCATGGGCGACACAAAGCCCAAGGACGCGCAGGATGCGGTGAAGGCCAAGACCGCCGGCATCAACGAAGTTGCTGGCGACCTGGCGTAAGCCTCGCGCTCCCCAAGAAAGGCGCCAGTGGCGCCTTTCTTTTTGCGTATCCATTGGGGCGTCGCCCCCGCGTAGAGTCACGCCATGCCATCAGCCGTCGACATCTGCAACATCGCCCTGAGCCACGTTGGCGCGGAAGGGTTGGTCACGTCGATCAGCCCGCCCGACGGTAGTGTTGAGGCCGGGTTGTGCGCCACGTTCTACCCCATCGCGCGGCGCAGTGCGATCGAGATGGTGGTGCCGAGTTGTGCGGTGAAGCGCGTTGATTTGGCCGAGGTGGCGAACACCAGCGGTGTGTGGCTTTACGCCTACGCGAAACCCAGCGATTGCATCAAACCCTTGCGCATTCTCAACACCACAACGTTGGAAGCGCTGTTGATCGGGTCGGACTCGACTACTGACGCACTGTTGACGGACGAACGTGGCAGCGCCGACTTCACCGTTGAGGGTGATGTGGTCCGAACGAACGAGCCCGGGGCCGTGTGCGTATACCTGTTCGACCAGACCGACACAAGCAAGTTCACGTCGCTGTTCGCGGCCGGCGTCGGCATGCTGTTGGCCGGGTACTTGGCCGGCCCCATCATCAAAGGGCGTGAGTCAGTCGGCATCGGTACGAACTGGACGCAGGCCGGGCGCAACGCGCTCATGCAGGCGGCGGTTTCCGACGCAAACGCAAGCAGCGAGCGTAACGAGGTGCTGCCGAGCTCTATCCGGGCGAGGGGATGAGCACCAAGTCGTTGCTGCGTAGCTTTGCCGGCGGGGAGATCACGCCGGAGCTGTACGGGCGCCTTGATCTGTCCAAGTTCCAGAGCGGACTTGCCAAGTGCTTGAACTTCACGGTATTGCCGCACGGCCCTGTGTCCCGCCGCCCGGGGTTCGAGTTCGTTGCCGAGGTGCGCGACAGCACAGCGACGGTGCGTATCATCCCGTTCAGTTACAGCGCCGATCAGACCGTGGTTCTTGAGCTTGGTGCTCAGTCTGTGCGCTTCATCGTCAACGGCGAGCGCCTGCTGGAAAGCAGTAAAGCGGTCGTATCGATTGTTGGCAGCACCGTGACTGTGACGGCTCACGGATGGAGCACAAACAACGACGTGTATATAGGCGGCCGCGTGCACCGGATCACAGTGACCGGTGTAGACACGTTCACCACCGCCGACCGCTGGGGTGTTGCGACTGTTGCTGCGGGCACGACGGCTGCGCGCGTCTATACGCTTGCCACGACCTACGCTGCTGCCGATCTTTTTGATCTGCACTACGCGCAAAACAGCGACGTGCTGACCCTCACCCACCCGACGTACCCGGCGAGCGAACTGGCGCGGCTTGGGGCGACGAACTGGACGCTGACCGGTATCAGCTTCGCGCCCAGCGCGTCGGTGCCGACCGGGGTAGGCGTAGTGGCGACCGTCGGTACGCCGGGCAACCAGAGTCCGCAGAAGTACGTTGTGGCGGCCATAGCAGCCGACGGCGTGACTGAATCGCTTGCCTCCTCTGTGGTCAGCACTTCGAACAACCTTACCGTGGCCGGCAATTACAACACCGTGAGTTGGACCGCGGTCACGGGGGCCACACGGTACAACGTCTACAAACAACGTGGCGGCAGCTTCGGCTACATCGGGCAAACCACAGGCCTGTCGGTCGTCGACGATAACGTGCTCGCCGACACCTCAAAGACCCCACCTGAAGACGTCTATTCGTTGAACACCGGTGCAGGCGACTACCCTGGCGCGGTGACGTATTACGAGCAGCGCCGCTGGCTGGCTGGTACGTCGAATGCACCGCAAACGGTGTGGGCCACGCGTAACGGCACCGAATCGAACCTGACCAGCTCGCTGCCCAGCCAGGAGGATGACGGGCTTGAGTTCCGCATTGCCGCGCGGCAGCAGAACACCATCAGGCACTTGCTGCCCTTGTCCGACATGATCGCGCTCACCGTCGGCGGGGAGTTCCGCATCCATGCCGACAACGCGCCGAATATCACGCCGTCAAGTCTGACGATCAAGCCACAGGGCTACAGCGGCGCCAGCAATGTGCAGCCTGCACTCACCAGCGGGTCGATCCTGTACGTGCAGGCCCAAGGGTCGCGCATCCGTGAGATGGCGTACAACTGGCAGAGCAACGCCTACACGTCGATCGACATTTCGATCATGGCGCCACACCTATTCAACGGGTACACCGTCGTTGATGTGGCCTACTGCCGCGCGCCTGTACCGGCGCTGTGGGCTGTGCGCAGTGACGGTGCGCTGCTGGGTATGACTTACGTCCCCGAGCAACAGGTGTACGGCTGGCACCAGCACAACACCGACGGATTTTTCGAGAGCATCGCTGTGGTCAGCGAGGGCAACGAGGATGTGCTGTACGCTGTGGTCCGTCGCACGGTCAACTCGCGCAGCGTGCGCTACATCGAGCGCCTGCGCTCGCGCCAGTTTGTTGACCAGGCCGACGCCTTCTTTGTGGACAGCGGGCTAACGTACAACGGCGCGCCGGTCAGCACGTTGTCAGGGCTGCGGCATCTGGAGGGCAAGACGGTGCAGATCCTAGCCGATGGCGCCGTGCACCCCGTCCGCGTGGTGACCGCGGGGAGCATCACGTTGGACGGCAGCTACAGTGTTGTGCACGTCGGGCTGCCCTACGTCAGCGACATGCAGACACTACCGCTGGCGTTCGAGACCGCACCGGCCGGCGGACAGATGATGCGCAAGAACGTGAATGCCGTTGGTATTCGCTACACGCAAAGCAGTCTACTCAAGGCCGGGCCCGCATTCAACAAACTGCGCGCATACGCCGAGCGCAGCGTGTCAGACCCTTACGACTCCCCGCCGGCGTTGCGCACCGGCGAGGCCCGCTTGGGCATCACCCCGAGCTGGAATGCCGACGGCGCAGTGTGCATCCGACAAGACGAGCCTTTGCCGCTGACTGTGCTGAGCATGGCGCTTGATGTGGCGACAGGCGGGTGACAGGTGCTTTGTTTTACCACCCCCACACCCGACGATATAGCCGAGTTGTGCGCTCATATGCGCGTGCAGGATGTAGCCGAGGTGCGCGCGTCCGGGCGCAACGACTTGCGCGCCGTGGTTGACGAGGGTGTGCGGCGCAGCGTGATGTGCTACGCCGTGCGCGTGGACGACAGGCTGGCGGCGATCTTCGGGCTAGCGCCCTACGGCGGGCTACTGAGCAACATCGGCGTACCGTGGATGCTTGGCACGCCCGAGGTGCCTCGACATCGTCGTATCCTTGCCCGCTACTCCAAACCGTACATTGCGTCCATGCTGGCAGCGTACCCCCACCTTATCAACGCGGTGCACGCACGCAACACTGTGGCGGTGCGCTGGCTACGTCACGCCGGTTTCACGCTGCACGCTGCGCAGCCCTACGGCCCGCATGGCGAGCCGTTTCATGTTTTCGAGATGACGCGCAATGTGTGACCCCCTGTCAATCAGCATCGGTACGGCTTTGGGCGCCTCAGGGAGCGCGGCAGCAGCACTCGGCGGATCGGTCCTTGCCCTCGGCGCGTCCGGCGCGATGGGCGCCTACGGCCAGTACCAGCAAGGCCAAGTCGCTAAGCAGGTCGGACGAAACAACCAGATCGCGGCCGAGTACGCTGCCGCCGACGCAGTGAAGCGCGGCGAGGAACAAGCGATCGACGTGCGCCGCAAGGCGGACCAGATCAAGGGGGCGCAGCGTTCGCGCATGGCCGCCGCTGGACTCGACTTGACCACGGGCACGCCTGCCGAGCTACAGGCACAGACCGATTTTTTCGGTCAGCAAGACGTCTACACAACACGCACCAACGCAAACCGAGAGGCATGGAGCCTGCGCAACCAGGGGGTGCAAGCGCAGGCGCTTGGCCGCGCTGAAGCCCGGCAAGCAAACCTGTCGGCCTTCAGCACGCTGCTGAGCACGGCCGGGCAAACTGCTAGCAAGTGGAAAACCTACGGCGGGAATTGACAGATGCCCAAAGTACCCCTGTATGAAGGCAATCAGGTTCGCAGCACGCCGCTGCAACCCGTGATGCAGCGCGCGCCGGACGTGTCGAGTGGGCTCATGGCTGCGGGCCAAGCGTTAAGGCAAGTGTCCGACGTAGCCGAGCGTGAAGTCATCCGCAACGCTGAAGCTGAGGCCAATGCCGCCGACAGCCGATTGACCGCCGACTGGCTGCAGTGGGATGCCGACAACCGCAAGCTGTACCAAGGCGCGAACGTCGGCGAGTACGAGGCCAAGGCAAAGGAGTGGTGGTCCAAGGCGCAGGGCGAGTACGCACAAGGCGTCAGCCCGCTGGCGCAGCGCCGCCTGACGGACGTGCTGGCGCGCAAGAGCAATCAGGCGCTGGGCTCAGTGCTCGGTTACGCCGGTGCCGAGCGTGAGCGCCACGCCGACAGTGCGGCAGAAGCGGCAGTGCAGACCAGCATCGAGTTCGGCGTCGACACCGGTAACGTGACCGGGGCGCGCGACGAGGTGCGCACGATCACCGCGCAACAGGCAGCACGCAAGAGGTGGACAACCGAGCAACTTCAGGTGGAGCAGCAACGACGCCTGGGTACGCTTCATCTGGCGTACATCACGCGCTTGGCCGAGACGGACGCCACCAAGGCGCAGGAATACTACACCACCAATAAGGGGGAGATCCCTGGCGCTACACGGACCCGCGTCGAGCAGGTATTGAAGGGTGAGATCGACAACCAATTCGCTACCAAGTTCGCCGCCGAGCACGCGACGAAACCCCTGGACGAGCAGATCGCGGCGGCAGCCACAATCACCGACCCGCACCGTCGTGAGAAGGCGCTACAGCAGATTAAACAAAACCAGGCCCTGATCGATGCCGCGCAGCGTCAGCGCGAGCAACGTGCCAGCGACGATGCGTGGCAGATGGTCGCGCAAGGCAAGCGCGTGCCCGAGCGCGTGCTGTTGCAAATGAACGGGCGTGAGCGAGTGCAGGTTAACGACTATCTGCGCCAGCGCGCGGAGCAAGGCGCCAAACCAGTAAAGACTGATCCGCTCGCACTGGCCGCTGTTTACGACATGATCCGCGAGAACCCGGAAGGGTTCAAGAACATACGCATGGAAACTCTGGCCTTCAAGTTGGCCGGCTCGGACATCGAGCAAGTGGCGCGCATTCAGCGCGACATGCGCAACCCGGGGTCGGAGAAAGATATCGTCGGCTTGAGCGCGCAGCTCGGTCCCTACACAGATTTGATGGACCGAAACGATAAAGCGTTGTTCGAGGCCAAGGCGTTTGGCCAGGTGATCGAGTTCCAACAGAACAACAAGCGTCCGCCCACTAGCAAAGAGCGCCAGGAGATCTTCGACGCGCTCAAGATGGAAGTGGTGACGCACAAGGGTATTTGGTGGAACAGCACTAAGGAACGTTACAAGCTCACGCCTGAGCAGGAGGCAAAGGCGGGGGGCACGCCCGTACGTGTCACTGACATCAATCAGGCGCGAGCACTCCCTAAAGGGACGCGGTTCATTGACCCCCAAGGCATAGAACGAGAGCGCTGATGAGCGACAACCCCTTCGACGAGTTTAAGCAGGTATCGAACAACCCCTTTGACGAGTTCAAACCTGCAAGCCCAAACCCACGCGATGTGCTGAGCGTGGCCATGGCGGTGAACCCGGACCAGGCGGCCGAGGCCGCGCGCCTCGCCAAGCGCTACCCCGCATCAAGCGATGTGCTCCTACGCAACTTGACGCAGGCACGCGCGCAGGCGCTGGTGGACGACGCCGACGCCAAGCTGGCGACCAGTCCGGCGCTGGCTGCGCAGATGCGCGATGTTGCGTTTGCGCAACAGTCGCACGATGACGTCGGCGTTCTTGCCCGGGTTGAAAACGCGCTGGTGCAAACCGGTCGCAGCGCCAAGTCAGGTGTGTACGGCGCCTCGCGCGGCGCGGCCGGCACGTTCCAGGCCGGGGCCGAACTGATTGCGCCTGTACTGGACCCATTGGAGCGCGTCACCGCTATCGGCGGCAACCCGCTGCGCCGCTTGGCTGAAGGTTTCGCCAGGCTCGGTCAACAAAACCTGGAAGTGCAGAAGGGCCTGCGCCCGAAGGGTGAGCAAAGCGTCGGCGCGGCAGGGTATTTCAGCGGCGTCGAGTCGCTGTCGCAGAACCTGCTGGCGCTGCCGGTGGCGTTCCTCAACCCTGCCGCCAGCCTGGCGATGATGACCGCCAGTACCGGCGGCAACAGCTACCAGGACGCGCGCGACAAGGGCCTCGGCATGCCCCAGGCGCTGCCGTTCGCGGCGTCGCAGGCTGCCATCGAATACGCCACCGAGAAGCTGCCGCTGACCAAGCTGCTGGGCGACGTGAAGGCGGGCGCACCGATCTTGCAAACCATCGCCAAACAGTTCGCGCTGGAAATGCCCCGCGAGCAGATCGCCACGGTGCTACAAGACCTCAATGAGTGGGCGGTGTTGAACCCCGACAAACCGTTCAGTTCTTATATCGAAGAACGACCGAGCGCGGCAGCGCAGACGTTTATCGCCACTCTGGTCGGCACCGGCGGCAACGTCGCGGTGGCCAAGGCCATCGAGTCCGTTGCCACGCGCGTCGCTCAGCGCGACGCCGATGTGCAGCAATCCGACCGCGACCTGCAGAAGTTCGAGGCCGCACTTAACGCTGCCGCCGAGAGCAAGCTGCGCGGCCGTGCACCTGAGACGTTTGCACAGTTCGTGCGGCAGGCCGCTGAGAACACCGACGTCGCGCCTACGTCGGTCTACATGGACGCACGCACGTTGACCGACGCGCTGAACCAGGCCGGCATCAGCGACGAGCAGCTGGCACAACTGCTGCCAAGCGTGCCCGATCAGATTGCCTCGGCGTTTGAGTCCGGCGGCACGGTAGAGATACCGATTGGCGAGGCGCTGGCCGCCGTGCCTGGCACGCCTTTGGAGCAGGTACTGCTTCAAAACGCACGGATGGAACCGGACGGCTTGAGCCGCACCGAGGTGGACGAGGCCACCAAACAAGCCGATCAGTTCGTGAAGGACGAGGCCGACCGCGTTATGCAAAGCGCGCAGGCCGAGACGGCGATGAACGACAGCGTCGATGAGGTGGTCAAGGCTGAAATCGAAAAGCAAGTCGGCACGATTCGCAGCGAGTTCATCTCACAGTTCAAAGAGGCGGTCAAGGGCAACAGCAAACTGCGCCAGCGCGGCGTTGCCGAGGCGTATGCCCGATTAGTCGGCGCTACGTTCCGCGCGCTGGCTAACCGCACCGGCATGACGCCGGCCGAGATGTACGCGCGCTTTCCGCTGCGCGTGCAGGGCGAGATGCAGGCGGGGGCGTTGGAGCAGCGTGCACCGGGGACGCTCTACCATGGCACCACCTCGGACGTGAGCAAGTTCAGCCGAACCGAAGGCGGCAATATGTGGGGGCCGGGCTATTATTTGACCGACGACCCAAATACCGCGAGCGGCTACGCAATAGGCACCGCGGGTGGGCGCATTGCTCCGAAGGGTAATGCCGCCCCTAACGTCATGCCGGTGCGCTTAGATGACGGGGAGCTATTTGACATGGCCGCCCCCCTGTCAAAGAAAACTTTGCGCCGTGTTGAGAAGGCCATCGGCGAAAAGCTGAAGGGTTACACTTGGTCGGGCATGAAGAACCGCGACCTGCGGCAAGTGCTGTTTGAGCAGTTCACCGACCAAGCAGGAGCCAACAAAGCGCTGGCCGACGCAGGGTTCGTCGGCCTCGCGGAGAACAACCTGACCGCAGGGCCCGGGCGCACCGTCATGGTGTTTGACGCTAAGGTTATCCGCAGCGACATCACCGGCGAAACCCTCGCCCAGCAAACCCGCGCCACCTTCAGCCCCGAGCAGATGCTGATCGCGTTGGGTCCGAAGGCGGACTACAGCAGCTTCCTACACGAAATGGGCCACTTCTGGCTTGAGGTACACGCCGACTTGGCCGGTCAGCCGGACGCGCCTCAGCAGATCGTGGATGACTTCAACACGACGCTGGCGTGGTTTGGCATCACAGGCACCGAGCAGGTAGGCGGATCTGATGCGGGCGGGGTTTTGGGGCAGCGCGAGCACATCTACCATGGCACGTCGCCCGAGGTAGCGTTAGCGATTGAGTCCGCCGGGTTTGATGTGAGCAAGTCCGCTGACGGCACCATCTGGTTCACTAGCAATCCAGACATTGGCGAGGTTGCCGCAACGCAGAGCGGCGCGGTAATTGCGCGCGTGCTTGACACCGACAGCCTGAAACTGGGGGGCTGGGCAGAGAGTGACCAATATACCGCCGATCAGCTTATCGCGATGGGCTACGATGGGTTGCGGTTAGAAGACGACGGGGAGACGACCTATCAGATTTTCAACCCTGAAAAGCTAAGCAAACCTGATGCGCTCGCCCAAGGCGGCCAGCCCACCGACGCCCCCGCAGTCCAGCCCCAACGCACCCCGCTGGAAACATGGCGGGCCATGACCCTCGACCAAAAGCGCCCCTACCATGAGCGCTGGGCTGAGAGCGTCGAGCAGTACATCTTCGAAGGCAAAGCGCCCAGCGTCGAGTTGAGCGGTGCATTCAGTCGGTTCGTGGCGTGGATGACTGACGTTTACAAGTCGTTCAAGCAGTTCCTGGCGTCGCGCGCAGCCACGCCAGGCGAGGCGCCTGCGGGGGAGTTGGGGCAGGGCACAAAGCCGGTGTTCGACCAAACGCAAAGCGAAGCGTTCAAAAAGTGGGGCAACAACGCCCCGCTGGTCACAAGTGAAGACGCGGCGACGCGCGAGTTCAAGACTGGCGAGAAGGTTGTTGTTGAGGCGTACCACGGCACGAAGCGGCCCGATCGTGTGGGAACAAAGTTTCTCAAGAAGAGAGCTACCAGCGGCCCGATGGCTTATCACACCAGCGATCCGTCGCTGGCGTCTAACTACGCCAGCGGAAAGCAAGACACTAGCCTTGCTAACGAGGAGCAGGATTACAGCAACTGGTTCAAGGTCAAGCTGCCCGGCGAGCGCAGCGCCAGTGACCTTGTGCGTTCGTGGTATCGGCTCACGCCAGAACAGAAAAACAAAATCGCCGATCTCGCGTCGCGCGTTATGTTCAGCGAGGAGCAAGAGGTTGGTGGAGGCAACAAGATAGAGCTTGGCCCCGAGGGTCACGACAGCGGCACCGGTAGCTACGACTACAACCTGGCGCAGACGCGCACCAGTTGGGACCGGCGCGGCAATCCGCTCAAAGCCCTGGTCGAGGACTGGCTGAACAGCGGCAACCTGTTCAACGACGAAGAACGGTTCATGCAGGTACTGAAGCTGGCCGGCTTCCCGATGAACGTGGTGGAATACGACAGCCCCACCAGCGAGTACCCGTTTGTCTACAAGAATTACATCGCGATGCAAAAGCCGCTGGTGACCAGCGACATCCCGCAAGATGTTGTTGCTGCGCTTGACGCCGCGGCCAAGCGTGATCGCAACCGCGCACGTCCTGCCGGCGCGGATCTGTGGGATAAGAACACCCGCACCTTAAAGCAATGGGTTTCGGCTTTTCACAGCAGCGCGGATAGCGCATACGTCTGGACCAGCATCCCCGACAAAGTGACCGAGGTGTTCAAGTCACTCGGCTACGACGGCATCATCGACTGGTCGGGCAAGGGCGGCGGCGCCATCGTCGCGCCGGTCTACATCCCGTTTGAAGAAACGCAAGTCAAGAGTGCGCTGGGGAACAAGGGTAAGTTTGACGACACGAAGAACGACATCCTGAAGCAAGGCGGCCCCGCCGGCCCCCTCGCCCTCTCCGACGAGATCCGCGCCGTGATGGACCGCCTGCTGGCGACCGACGAGCAGATTGCCGAGATGGAGCGCGTGCGTGAATACGGACTGCTGTTCAAGTCGCCCGAAGAGGCGGGCATGACGCCCGAGCAGTGGGCGAAGTACACGAGCAACGACGAGCGCGCGCACGCCGAAGCGCTGGCCGATTTGAACAAGCGCTCGCTGCGCGACATGGGCATCGTGATGCGCAAGCGCATGCGCGCGCTCAAGGACGTGCAGGCGGGCATGGTCGAGAAGCGCAAGGCCGTGCGCGAAGAGGCGGCTGCGCAGATCGCCGCCGAGCCGGTCTACCGCGCGATGCGCTGGCTGAAAAAAGGGGAGATGATCACGGTCGAGGGCGACGAGATCAAAGCCACGGACGGGTTCAAACTGGACCGTGCTGCCGTTGATGAGTTGTTCCCGGAGAGCATGCCCGGACGCCCGGATCTGGCGAAGCTGCGCGGCATGGCGATTAAAGAGGGCGGGCTGCCGCCTGACCTTGTAGCTGAGATGTTCGGCTTCCGCGACGGCGTGCACCTGATCACATCCATCACTGAGGCGTTCCCGCAAACCGATCAAGTCGAGGGCCTGACCGACCAGATGATGCTTGAGCGCTACGGCGACCTGACCACGCCGCGGGGCATGGAGCGTGCCGCCGACGAGGCCGTGCACAACGAGGCGCGCGCCCGAGTGCTGGCCGCCGAACTGGCGGCAGTGAGCGCTGCGAACAACGCACGTGCGCCCGGCGCTGGTGGGCGAACCGTCAACGCGATGGTGCAGGCGGCCAAGCTGTTCGCCGCCAAACTGGCTGACGGCAAGAAGATCAAAGACCTCAAGCCACAGCATCACACCGCCGCGGAGACGCGTGCAGCCCGTGCTGCCGATAAGGCGCTGGCCAAGGGCGACACGCAAGCGGTCATCCAGGGCAAACGCGACCAGGTGCTTCAGTTCCACGCCGCGCGCGCGGTGAACGACGCGCGCATCGAGGCGCTGAAGATCGAAGCGTTCCTGAAGAAAATTGCCGCGGCCAAGGATGAGGTGGTCGGCAAGACGCGCGACCTCGACGCGGTGAAGGCAGCGCAACGGATCGTTGCAGCCTACGGCTACGGCGTCGCCAAGGGCAAGACCGCCGCCGAGTATCTGGAAGCGGTCAAGCAGTACGACCCCGCAATGGCTGCCACGATCGAGCCTAGCGTCAACGCCGCGCTGGCTGAGGCCAAACCGTTCACCGAGCTCACGATGGACGAGGCGCGTGCGCTGCACGAGGAACTGCAGGCCCTGTGGCACCTCGCCAAGCGCTCGCGGCAAATGGAGATCGACGGCAACCTACTGGACTTGGAAGAAGTCACCGACGACCTGAAGGCCCGGCTGCTGGCTATCGGCATCCCCGAGAGCATGCCGGGCGATGTGAGCGCGATCACACCGGCCGAGCAGCGCGCCCTTAAGCTCAAACACTACCTGGCCACCGCGCGCCGCGTAGAGAGCTGGGCGCAGGGCATGGATGGTAGCGAGAAGATCGGTGTGTTCCGGCGCTACGTGTGGCAGCCCGTCAAAGAAGCGGCGGACGCCTACCGTGCGGAGAAAGCCAAGTACCTGAAGCAGTACCGTGAATTGCTCAAGGCCATCGAGCCTACGCTTGCCAAGCGCCAGATCGACGCGCCCGAGCTAGGCTACGTCTTTGGCAAGGACACCGACGGTGTGGCGATGGCTGAGATCCTGCACGCGGTGCTGCACACCGGCAACGAGTCCAACAAGCGTAAGCTCTTGCTGGGGCGCAAGTGGGCTGTCGAGAACGCCGACGGCACACTGGACACATCGCGCTGGGACGCCTTCGTTCAACGCCTCGTTGATGAAGGTACGCTACGACCGTCGCACTTTGACTTCGCGCAAGGCGTATGGGACCTGCTGGAAAGCACGAAACCGCAGGCGCAGAAGACCCACCGCGATGTGTTCGGGCGGTACTTCAAGGAGGTTACCGCGGACGGATTCGCTGACCCGTTCGGCATTCAGCGTCGAGGCGGTTATGTGCCGGCTATGGCCGACTCGCGCATCGTCAGCGATGCAGCTACGCGCAAGCTGATGGAAGACGAAAACGCCAGTCTGCAATTCGCTTTTCCCTCGACGGCCAAGGGCTTCACCAAGAGCCGCGTGGAGTACAACCGTCCGCTGCTGCTGGACCTGCGTTCTTTGGGCCAGCACATTGACAAGGTGTTGCTATTCAGCCACATGGAAAGCCCCGTGCGCGACGTGCGCAAGGCGCTCACCGCCAAGGGCGTAGCCTACGGTCTGAACCGCATCGACCCGGCGGCGTTCGACAAGATACTCACGCCCTGGCTGAACCGCGCAGCCAAGCAACTGGTGGCGGCACCGGTGCCGAACAGCTGGCAAGGATGGCGGATGTGGACGACGCTGCGCAACCGCGCCGGTGCGGCGGCGATGTTTGGCAACCTGGCCAACGCTGTGCAGCAGTTCGCGGGGTTCAGCCTGGCAGCGGTGAAGGTCAACCCGACGCGCCTGGCTGCGGCCACCGCCCAGTACATCGCGGCGCCGCGTGCGACGGCCGAGATGGTTGCCAGCAAATCCATCTACATGGACCGGCGGCTGGCCAACGAAGTGGCGAACATGAACGACGCCATCAACGACATTCTGATCAACCCTGGGGTGTACGAGAAGACGCAGCGGTTCCTGCAACGCCACGCTTATTTCTTGCAGCAAGGCATCGACAACGTGATGGGTCCGATCATCTGGACGGGCGCGTACAACCAAGCGCTTGAGCAAGGCGTCGAGGAGCGCGACGCGATTCGACTGGCTGACAGCGCAGTGCGTGAGACGCAAGGCGCTGTCATGCCCGAAGACATCAGCGCATTCGAGGAGGGCACACCCTTCAGCCGGATATTCACGCAGTTTGCCGGTTATTTCAACATGCAAGCCAACCTGCTGGGCACCGAGTTCCAGACGATTGCTCGTGAGATGGGGCTGCGCAAGGGCCTTGGGCGCGGGCTTTACGTGATGGTGTTCGGGTTCATGGTCAACGCCTGGGTTGCTGAGGCCGTCATGCAAGCGTTCCGCGGCGGCCCTGACGACGAGGACAAGGACGGCGCGTATTGGGACGACTGGCTGGCGCAAGTGTTTGGCTGGTCGATGCTGCGTAATGCGGCGGCCGGGGTACCGGTCTTCGGGCAAGCCGGCAACAGCCTGGTCAACGCGTTCAACGCCAAGCCGTATGATGACCGCCTGGCCAGCAGCCCGGCGATCAGCATGCTGGAGTCCGCCGCTAGAGCCCCGCAGTCGGTCTACAAGGTGGTGGTCGAAGACGGCAAGCCAAGCAAGGCAATCCGCGACGTCGGCACCGCCACGGCTATGCTGCTGGGCCTGCCGTTGACGCCGATCGTTAAGCCGCTAAGCTACTTGTCTGATGTGGCGGACAGCCGGGTGCACTCGACCGGGCCTATCGATGCTGTGCGTGGAGCGATCACGGGCACGCCGAGCCCGGAGAGTAAGCGCTGATCACCGCTGCCGCGATTACGGCGACGACGACGATCACGCCTAGCTTGAGCACCAGTCGGCGCTCAAGGCTTTGTAGTTGGAGGCTCATGCCAGTTGCTTCTTACCCATCTCTACAACCTTGCCGAAGTCGCCGCCGGCTGCCTTGACTTGCATCTGGACCTTGGCCGCCGCGATTTCAACAAGCATGCTTTTGTTCAGTTCGCCCATGGCCGCGGCTATAGCCATGCCCACGTCAGACTTCATCGACCCCACCTTGAGCGCCGCGCCTGTTGAACGCATCCAGCGGCTTCGTCTCTTGGCATTTGGTGCAGGTCTTTGATTCCACACTTAAAGTGTAGCACATGCTAAACACCGTTGTCTAGGTGAAAACCCCAACATCTGAGCGTATCCGTACCGTGCGCAGCCCCCACCAAAATGCTTAGCATTCAGCTGAGGCTCGCACATGACCCAACCATCGACCACGCGCCGCGCCGGCCCGTTCAACGGCAACGGGGTGACGACATCCTTCCCGTTCACGTTCAAGGTTTTCACCACAGCTGATATCGCGGTGCAGCGTCTGTCAGGCGGCATCACTTATGCGCTGGTGCTCGGTTCGGATTACAGCGTCACGCTGAACCCCAATCAGGAGAGCAGCCCCGGCGGGTCGATCACATACCCTGTCAGTGGCACACCGTTGGCCAGCGGCGAGACGCTGGTGGCGATTGGCGCACTGCCATACGATCAAACCTTCGAGTTCCCCCAAGGCGGTAATTACCGCGCACAAAACCACGAGGACGCGCTTGATCGCACCGTCGCGCAAATTCAGCAAGCGATTGAAGTGCTTGGCCGGTCGCTGACGTTGCCGGCGACAGCCAGCGGCACCAACACCGAGCTGCCGTCGCCCGCAGCGAACAAGCTTATCGGGTGGAACGCTGGCGCGACCGGCTTAACGAACATGGACGCGAGCACGCTCGCAACCATAGCGGCTGTCGGCACCGCGCAAGGCAACATCTTCGTTGGTAACGGCGTTCTTGTCGCTTTCTCGCTGACCAACGATCCGGGCAGCGTTTACAACCTCGACGTTTCCATCAACGGTGTTGTGCAATTACCTGGCACCAATTACACGTGGACGAGCGGAACTACGCTCACGTTCACGTCGCCGCCGGCTAACGGCGCTACTATTTTCGTGCGCTATGTCCGTGCCGTGCCGGTCAACGGTCAAGCCTTACCTGATCCTGCTGGGCACACCGGGCAGTACCTGATGACCCCTGACGGTATGACGCTGGCCTACGGAACGCCTGGCGGGACGGGCAGCTTGATCGACGTTACGCAGGCGCCTTATAACGCTGTCGGAGACGGTGTGGCGGATGACACTGCCGCTTTCAACGCCGCCCTGCTCGCTGCCCGCAACACGAACGGCACGGTTGCCGTGCCGGCGGGAGTGTTTAGCGTCGGGCAGTTGGTTGTGGAGAACGGCGTGCGCGGACTCCTCGGCCTTGGGGGAATTCTACGTCTGCAGAACACCGTAAATTCCGGGGTGCTTCTGGCGGGGCGGAAATCCGGCAAAGCTACGGACGTGAACAACTGTGTGATACAGGGTTTGCGTATCGACGCCAACAACAACACCAACGCCACGGTGTGCATCTGGGCGCAGAACACTTACGATTGCAAGTTCCTAGACAACATCATCGTAAACGTGGCGTACGGGTGGGGGATCCTGTGCTTGAACTACACCGTCGCAACGGCAGGCGGTGGGGGCAACAAAATACAGCGCAACAAGGTGTTTGGCACCCAGCAGGGGCCGAGCGGTTTGCAAGACTGGTTCGCCATAGGGTGCTACGCGGAGCCTGTCTATAGCACCACGCCACCCGACCCCTCTGTGGCCCCCGCAACGGACATGTGGCGTAAAACGTTCACCGGGCCGAGTGCGCAGCAATTCAACAGTGGAAACGTCATAACGGACAACCGCGTTGTCGGTGGGTACTACGGGTTATTTCTGCACGGGATGACGGATTCCGTCGTAGCTAACAACAGCCTGCAATGGTGCGCGCGCGGCATAAGTTTGCAAAACAACTCCCACCGGAACGTGGTTACGGGAAACTACATTCTAGAGAACTATAGCTCCGGGATTCATCTAGCCTTCGGGTCATCAGACAACCTGATAGACGGTAACACAGTCTATACGACGATAGGCGTCGGGGAAGCGTTGATTCAGGCGTATGTGGGCTGTCAGCGCAACACTGTATCGAACAACAAACTTGTAAGCAATGAGGCGACGACCGGTGCGCACCAGGGGGTGTACGTTGCCGTGCATGCGTCGGATAACACCATCGTGGGGAACGAAATAAGCGGGCGGTTTAAGCTCGGTGCGATAGGTGTTTGCTCCGCCTGGAACGCTGCTGCTGCGGGAACGTACAGGTACGGCACCGGGAGCGACGGAAGCCATACAGACTGGATGGCAAACGCCGCCACAACAGGCGTAGTGGTGCAGGGTAACGTCATACGGAAGGGGGCGTACACGTACCCGGCAATAGTGCTCGACCAAGGTACAACGCATGCTGGCGGAACTTACGGCGCCGTGGTGTGGGATGCGGCGTATACCGCCAGTTACGCCGCGGGGCTGACCGGGCTTACTATCCAGGGCAATGCTGTAATCGGATCAAGCGGGCTAGAGAACGTGCGGGTGTACGAGGACACCGCCAGCAGCAACACCGGTCACGCCCTGCTGGGTAACACGTTTGCGATTCCTGCGGGGGTGAGAACGGTCGCCGAGATGGCAACATACTTCCCTCTTCCCCGGGGCCGCGCCCACTTTTTGCAGACGGAAAACAACGCCAACTTCGACAAGATGGTCAGCGCAGTTACGCTGCCGGCCGGTGTGTCTCCGAGCGTCGCCATAGGCAACTACTTCTCCTTAGGCAGCGCAGGTTCAGTCGTATCTTCTCTCCTTGGGGGTATTGACGGCCAGGAGATTCGTCTGCGGCTCACAAACACCGACGGGGTAGCCCACACCACTGGAGGTGGAAGCGACACCATCCGGCTGCTGAACAAGCAGTCTATAGGCGCGGGTAAAGCTGACTCCGACTGGTGGATCACGCTCCGAAGGCAAGGTGGGGTGTGGTTTGAGACTGCACGCAGCACCCCTTTGGGCCCCATTGGTGCGATGAGCTACGTGTTGAGTGAGACAGCTTCTGCCGTCAGTATCGCCAACAACACCGATCAGATAGTGCTATGGGACACCCCTAGCGTTGACGTTCTTGCTGAGTACAACGCCGGGACAGGTACGTTTACTGCAACTCACGCGGGGGTGTACATCTTTGCGGCGCATACTACCTCGGCCTCAGCGACTTGGGCGTTGGATACACGTTGGGAGTTGCGGCTTTATGTGAATGGGGCAACGAGGATGAGAGGGCAAGCAACAGCTTGTCAAATACAGACAGGGCAGACTCTAAGCACAATGCTTTCAAGTCTCAGTGTGCCGGTAAAGCTCGCGGCAGGGGACACTGCGCAGTTCAGGATGTTCCAGAACCAAGGAGGCGCCGTGTCTTTCAACGCCAACGCACGCGACAACTGGATGAGTGTGACCAGAATCTCTTAAGATAAACCGTGAAAGGTGTACCACCGGGCTACAGGTTCACGCAAGCTGGCGTCGTGCCGCGGGTGCAACAGCGAGTAGATTGGAGAACTGAATGGGTAAGGATAAAGTGCAGCACTTTCTGGCTGGGCTCGCCGTTGCGGTGTTCACAGCTTTCGTGTGGTTCCTGGCATCACGCGCCGGATTGGCCGCAATGGGCGACGCTTGGCTTGCCGCGGTGCTGTCGTCCCTTGCAGCCGGCATCACGAAAGAAGTAGCCGACAAGGCCGACAACGTGATCCGCCCCGGCATGCACGGCGTCGAGGCGCTGGATGCGCTCGCCACCGCAGCAGGGTCCTTGCCCGTTGTACTCTTTTTGGTGTTCGCCTTGTGACAGAATGCATCCTCTTTTGCAACAAATCAACCAGCTCGCCAAACAGGTGGGGGAGACTGAAAATATGCTGATGGACCCCGTGGAGTTCGGCCAAATGCAGGCCGACGTGCAGACACTCAAACAACAAATGGGCGAGGTCCGCGCGGACGTCAAGAGCCTACTGGGTATGGCCAACCAAGGCAAAGGTGGGTTGTGGATGTTCCGCACCGGTTACGTGCTTGCTGGCGGCATCCTGGCGTGGGTTGTTGAGCATTTTGTGATGCGGGGCCCTAAGTGAGCTACGCATTCAGCGCGCGCAGCCTTCAGCGCCTGGTCGGGGTACACGCCGACCTTGTTCGCGTTGTCCACCGAGCGCTCGAAATCAGCGCCGTGGATTTTGTCGTCACCGAGGGCCGGCGCACGCTTACACGTCAGAAAGAGCTTGTCGCCGCCGGCGCGAGCAAGACGCTAAACAGTCGGCACCTTACCGGTCACGCCGTCGACCTGGCGCCCTACATCATGGGGCAAGTGCGATGGGATTGGCCCCCGTTCTACCAGATCACCGAGGCGATGAAAGCGGCAGCAACCGAGCTTGGTGTACCGCTGATCTGGGGCGGGGATTGGGAGACGTTCAAGGACGGCCCCCACTTTGAACTTGATCGAAAGGCTTACCCATGAGCATCACAGGTTTCGGTGAAATAGCGGGGCTTGCCACCACCGTAATAGAGAAGCTGTGGCCCAACAAGAGTGAGCAGGAGAAAGCCGAACTGCAAGCCGCGTTGGTCATGGTGCAGGGCCAGTTGGACGTTAACAAGGCTGAAGCGGCTCACCCTAGTGTGTTTGTCGCGGGCTGGCGCCCCTTCATCGGGTGGGTGTGCGGCGTCGCTTGTGCGTGGAACTGGATAGGCTTGCCGATCGCCAAAGTCGCGCTGGTCCTGGCTGGCGGTCCTACGTTGGGCCTCGCGCCCGCGAGCCTGACGGAGATGTTGCCCGTGCTGATGGGCATGCTCGGCTTGGGGGCGTACCGCACAGCGGAGAAGTTCAAGGGCGTTGCGCGCAGCTAGTCCGAGGATTAACGTTAGCGTGTTTTCATCGCGGCAAGCAACAGCGCCTGCACCGACGCCTTGGTTTTCAGTCGAGCCATGACCAGCTCATCCACAGTGCCCCGCGCCACGATCCGGTGGACGTAGACCGGCCGGTTGTGCCCAGCCTGCGCCTGGCGGGCTGGGCCTATCCGCTCGATGATCTGCTCGTGTTCTTCGAGGTTCCACCAGAGGCCAAAGAACACGATGATGTTGCCGCCGTCTTGAAGGTTGAGGCCGTGGCCGGCAGACGCGGGATGCGCAAACAGCAGCGGGATACGCCCTTCATTCCAGGCTTGAATCGTTGCAGGATCACGATCAAGCGCCCGACCTTGGGGGAACGCTCTCTGTAGCCGGGCAAGGTCTGACTTGAAGTGGTAGGCCACCAAGACGGGCGCGCCTGCGGCTTCCTCGATAACCGATCCCAAAGCGTCGAGCTTTGCGTCGTGAATTTCGACCCATTTCCCGTCGTGCTTATCCTTGTCCAGGTAGACCGCACCGTTCGCGGCTTGTAAGCACTTCATGCTGAGCGCGGCGGCATTGAACACCTCAACGTCTTCACCACCAGCGAGCTGGGTGAACAGGTCGCGTTCGAGCTCTCTGTAGTGACGGCGCGCGGTCGGCGGCAGATCCACTTTGATCACGTTCTCGATCAGCGGCGGCAGGTCCATGAAGTCCTTGGCGCGCACCGTGATGGTGATGTCGTGCAGCGCGGATTCAATTTGCTCTTGCGCATTTGGCCTCGCGAACTTCTCACCGTACTGATCGTTTGGATGGCGCTTCTTTGTGGCAAACCACCGGTTGTCGAACGCGCTGAATGATCGCCCGAGGCGTTGCCCTGCGTCCAGGAACCAAGCTTGCCCCCACAGATTGGCCAAACCGTTCGGCGCCGGCGTGCCGGTGAGGTTGATAAATCGGTCGATGTGCTTGTGCGCTATCTTGCCCAGCGCCTGCGCGCGTGCGCCGCCTTGGCGGATTCGGAACGACTTGAGCCTGGTACTCTCGTCGGCCACCACGATCTTGAACGGCCACGCCTCACCGAGGTGCTTGCGCAACCACGGAAGGTTTTCGTAGTTCATGGTGTAGATGTGCGCACGCTTGCGCAGTGCAGCGACGCGCGAGGCTTCACTGCCCACTATCGGTGAGATAGTGAGCCCGCGCAAGTGGACCCACTTCTTGACCTCAGACGGCCAGGTGCTGGCCGCCACACGCAACGGGGCGAGCACCAGCACCGGGCCGGATTCACCTATCACGTTGAGCAAGAAGTCAATGGCGGTCAAGACTGACACCGACTTGCCGGTGCCCATCCCTGCCCACACGTTACACCGCGGTGTGCGGACGATGTGGTCGACGATGGCGTGCTGGTAATCACGGAGTTTCACAGGGGTTTCCGCCACCCGTACAGCACCGCAGGCGCACCACGAACGCCCTTGTCTCTGCGCTCTCCGACGCGGACCAGCAACCCCTCGCTTGCAAGCGCAAGCATCCACCCACGCACTGTGTTTGTGGTGATACCTGTTAACTCAACGACCTCGGCCACCGTCCGGGGGGCTTTGTACAGCAACGCAATCATATCGGCGGCGTGGCTCGCTTTCATCGCAGTAGCTCCTCGACACCCTCGATCGAGTCGATCACCGCCACAATCTGGCCCATCTTGCGCATACGTTCGTGCTCGCGGATCTGGTGAGGCTCAGGCTTGACGCCGGGGGCTTTGAGTTCGACCCAAAGGGTCGAGCAGGCGCTGAACGATCCGGAACTCGCCCGGCCCCGCGGCAGCATCACCAGCCGGTCAGGCGCCCCGCGGCGCCCGACCCATTGGACCTTGCGAACCTCACCGCCTAGCGCCTTTATCCACTTGACGAGGTGGCATTCGATATCACGTTCTCTCATCGCATCACCCTCCCCCGCTGCATGCCGAACGACACGGACGTGCCACTCTGGAACCTCGGCTCGAACCCAGGACAAACCTGCACGCCCTTGAACGACGGCCCAAGCGTCGACGGCGCGTTGGCGGCAGGTTTGAGGCGCGAGCGTTTGATCGACATCTGCTCGCGCTTCGCGCTGTTCTCGGCGTTCGCCAGACCGACGGCGGCATCGGCCGCCTGCCGTGAAGTGAACCATACGACACGCTTACCGTCGGGCTTCGACGAGAACAGCAGGCCCTCGGCACCGAGAGTCTTGGCAGCGCAGGACGCGCTGTTGCGCTGGCCGTGGGGTAGGTTTGTGGCGCAGAACCCGGTGGGCAGTGCGGCGGTTTTCAAGATTAGATCGCGTGTGGTCATCATGGCTTTTGCTCCTGGCTATTCGCAGCGACATACGCGCGCAGACGCTTGATCCGCGCGGCATGGTAGGCGACGTCGGCCTCGGCGTACTCCTTGTGGGTTTCTGAACGGAGTTTCGAGCGCTCGGCTTCTGTCAATTCGGCCACCGCCATTTCCAACGGGGTTGGTATCTTGAAAAAGCGGCGGATGCTTTGGGGCCAGATCATGTTTTTGCCTTCTTGTCGAAGTGAATGCAACCGAACTTTGGGCCTACGTAGACGCCGGCCCCATACAAGCCGTAATCCCACCCCGCAGCGCGGTCAACCGCCGGTATAGTGTGGGGGTTGTCGTTGAAGTCCAGCATCAACGCACATGAACCTCGGTTGTCATCATCAAAAACGGAAGAGGTGTAATGCGTGCAGCGATCGCACGTTTCGCTTGACTTGCTCATGACTTGCTCATGACGACAACCCATAGAACAGCCCCGCGGCAAGCGCGACACCTATAGCAAATGCAAGGGCCCAATCGTGGAGATGTTTCAGCATTTCGTTCTCCTTTGTTGATGGCTTTACTTTAGCACACGCTAAGATGTGTGGGGTTAGGGTAAGCCCTAGTCTGTTGCGTTTTCGTCGTACTCTGCGATCACTTCCGGGCCATCATCCAGCATCGGCGCGGGGCGCGTTAACCTAGATAAAGCGTAGGGCAGGATGTTGCGCCTGATTGAAAACAAGTTTATGTATTCCGCCGTGGTCATGCCGGGTTTGAACTTTGGAAAAGAACCGTCGACGCTTGACAGTTCCTTGCGGCGACGGGCCGTCATGCGTGCGATTGCTTTGCTTTGCGGTTCGCCTGGTTTTGCGAAGCGCTTCTCGTCGACGGTAACACCATCCAACCCTTTATCCTTAACCGGCGTCCACGACATGCTCAGATGTTGGTTTTCAGTAATTTGCTTCATATCAATCCTTTCTGTAACGGTAAGACTCGAACCCCGCCGCCGACAACGGGCAGTCAGAGGCCCAAGGGGGGTTGCGGGACATTGTTGCGGCCAAAGCGTCGGATGACCAGTGGGGGTCGTCGATGGCTTCAGTGATCAACTCATCGTGTACTGTAAGCGTGATCTGGTACCCGCGTGCCTCGACAGCAGGCATGTTCGCGGCCAGAACATCACGGGCCCACGCCTGCACACAGTTCTCGACGATCTTCCCGCCGTATGTCTTGATGCGTTTCCATTGCCGTGTGTACTGGTCGACGCCCATGTAAGTGATCTGCCCTTCGTCGCTCACGGCAGGCTGGGTATAGCAGAGGTAGCGCCCTGAGGGCAGGCGGACGCGCAACCACGCGCCGTCGCGGCGCACTTTGAACTGGCGCACGGTGAACGTCGCGCCAGGCTCGCGGATCGCGTTCGTCACAGCCTCCTGCATGTTCTTCCACAGCGCTGCGGTGGCGGGGTGCGCCGCGCGCCACTGGCTGACCAGAAGCTGGCAGGCGGTGAACGTCATGTCGTTCAAGCCAAATGTGCTGCGCCGCTTTTTCTTTGTCCAAGCAAGCATGTCGCCGGCGTCTTTTAGCTCCTCACGATCGGCTACAACCCACACGCTGCGCGCCATCTCGTCGAGGTCCATCCGATAGACCGCAGCGAAGGTGATGAATGCACCCACGCCACCTTGATATCCTAGGCCAAGTTCTTGCACCTTGCCGATTTGCCTCTGCCCCTTGGTGACATCCTCGGGGCTGACGTTGAAGCTGCGTGCGTAGGCTAGCTTATAAAGGTCGTGCCCGTGCCCGGCGTCTACGTCACGGAACGCCTGTACTTTCCACTCCTCGCCAGCCAGGTACGCCAACCCACGCCCCTCGATATTAGACAGGTCGGCCACAACCAGCTTGCGGCCGGCCGGGGCGATGATGCACCCGCGCACGGCGTTGGCGGTGAGATTCATCACGTTTTCAAAAAGCAACGGCGCGCAACCCGCTTTCAGGGCGTCGATGCCAAGTGCTATCTGCCCGGCGTCCATGTCCGGCCGAGTCATGTTTTGCGGCTGGAACAACCGGCCGGCCCAGCGCGTCGTGCGATTGGCGCCGGCAAACTGCAGTGTGTTGCGCAGACGCCCGTCGCCGCTGACCGCACGCATCAGTGCTGTGTACTTGACTGTGCTGGTTCTTGTGGCTTCGAGGCGGATAGCCAGCAGTAGGCGCACGCCCTCGGGCAACTCAGGGTCTTCCATGCGCCGGCGCAACGTGTCGGCGCGCATGTCGGGCAGGCTGACGCCATGTTCCATCAGGATGTGCACCAGCAACTCGTCGCGCTTGCTCGGGCTACTCACAGCGCCATCGGTCAGGTCATGGGTTTCTTGCTTCAGCCTCACTTGCTCGTCGGCGACTGCACGAATGGCTGATTCAGCCAGATCAACATCGACCTTAAACCCTCGGTCGTTAATGTGTTGGTCAAGGTGCCACAGGGCAAGCTCGGAACCGCCTTCCCGAAGATTCCACGTTGGAAGCCGGCTGTGGATGGCGCGCATGGCCACGATGTCCTGCCGTCCGTATTCAAGAAACTCGGCCCATTCGGTAGGATGTGTTTCACGGGTGGCTCTCCTGAGCTTGTGCCCCTTCGGTCTTGGCTTGCAAAAAAGCTGGATCAACTCACGCCCGCGCTTGTCCTTCTGCTCCTCGTTGGGTAGACCTACGATCTGGCCTACTTTGTCCAAGGCGCCGGGCAGGCCGTGCGCAAGGGCTTGCACCATCGTGTCGCGCCAGCGCTCGACGGGCACGTCGAAGCCCCAGCAGTGGCGCAGCAGCGTGCGGTCGAAATGGCTGTTGTGCGCCACGACGGTGACGGTGGGGCTCCGCAGCGCCCAGAGCAGTTCCATGAGGTCGGGATCGCTTTTGGCGTCGTCACCAATCGTGCAGTCCAGCACCCGCGGATCGCCGTCGTCGGTAGCCCACTGCGCCACGATAATCTCGGTGCTGGGGTGCTCGGCGTAGCGATGCGTACCCGCGGTGCGTAGGTCGCACTCAGAATACGTCTCGCAGTCGAGCCAGAGAGTGGTCATTGATTCAGCCCGAATTCAGCGGCGGCACGCTCAAGCAGTCCTATATCGCTCATGTCGGCTCCTTCTTATTCGTTTTCCAGCGAAGATATATGACGTAAAGACCCACTGCCGCCTTCAATCCAAATACAACTACAACAGCCCACAGCAGCGCGGTGGGGAAAGCGATTACGGTCATGTCGGCCCCTTTGTCATGGCTGCGCGCCTGTCGATGCGTTCTATTTCGGCCAGGATCAACGCGGCAGCACGGACCAAATCACGGCGGCGGTCCTTGGGCTTGAACCAGCATGGATTCCATGATTTCGGCCACATGAGCGGCACAATAGCTCGGCCTTTGACATAGATAGCCTCTCCAACGGATCTTCCAACATCACGAATAAACTCGCGTGATTCACCGCCGTAATGTATTGGATCGGCCAGCGCGTAGCAGGCGGCGGCATCAGCGAGCGACCCGTCTCCATGCTCGTTGTCATGCTCCGGCGTCCAGTCCTCGTCGCTGATCTGACGCTGACGCTCGGCAAGTACATCGCGCGCCGCATCCTTCTCCGCAGCTTCAAGTCGGTCAGCCCGAACGTACTTGACGTCGCTCTCGAACACAGAGTCCTCGCACCATGTCACCTCGCCATCACGCGCACATTCGGCATGGGTACAGTCGCGCTCAATGTCGCCATAGTTCAGCCAGATTTCGTCCGGCGCGCCAGTGACCTTTAGGCGCATAAATTCTTGGTCGTCGTCAGTCATGACTTTGCTCCTTTGTAACTTTGCTGCTTTTCGCGTTGTGTTAGGTGAATGCTGGCGGGCACTTAGCCTTGATCAGCCTTGTAACAAAGTCGCCCTACAACACGTTAGGCTTCATGAAAACCAGCCAGTGTGTTTTTGCCGTGGCGCCGGCGCGCTGGCCGAATAGTGGTTTTTCGGGCGTCAGCGAAAGCACGGTCGCCACCGGCACGCGGTGCTCGTTCCACTTGAAAATGAGTGTCCCGTGCGGCTTCAGAACGCGAAAGCACTCTGCAAACCCGGCCTTTATCTCGTCTCGCCAGCCTGATTTCAGAGTCCCGTATTTCGCCGCCATCACGCTTTTCTCACCGGAGAAGGTGTGCGGCGGGTCAAAAACCACGAGCGAAAACGTCTCGTCCTCGAACGGCAGGTCGGTGAAGCTCCCCAGAATGTCCGGGTCAATCACAATCGCCTTCCCGCGGGGATCGGTCAGCACCTCGCTCCGCTTATCCAGGAACAGGGCTCGCCCATCCGCCTTGTCAAACCAGAACATCCGGCTACCGCAGCAGGCGTCCAGCACAGGCGGCATGCAGCCTAACCCGGCGGTCAACACGGACGCTGCGCCACCCGGCTCCGTTCCAGCGTCAGCAAATAGTTCAAGTGTCATCGCTTCTTTTTCCTCTTGTAGGCGCAGCGCCGGTTACCTCAGGCGTTAGAGGGCAAGGCCATGCTGTGCCGTCCTTGCCCGTTGCAATGGCGCGTACTGGTCGTTTATCTCGCAGCCGATCCAGTTGCGCCCCAAGTTTCCGGCAACCTCGCCGGTCGTTCCACTTCCGAAAAAGCAATCCAGCACCGTGTCACCGCTCCGGCTGCCGGCCAGAATGCACGGCTCAATCAGCGCGGGAGGGAAGGTCGCAAAGTGCGCGCCGCTGTAGGGCACGGTCGGCACCGTCCAAACGCTGCGGCGGTTCCGCGTTGCTGTGTCCCACTCGCTTTCGTCGCGGTCTGGCCGGTGCGTTCCTACGGTCTGGCCGGGTATCACTTCGGCCCGCTTGCTGCCCTCGCGCTTGAAGCTGTCGCGCTTGCTGCGCGGCCCGCCTACCGCCTTCATGTTGCCGTTCGTCTTGCCGGGCACACGGTCGCTTCCTTGCTGGCTCTCAATGTCCTGCGCCCACCGTTCCAGCGAGGCCGGCGCTGCCTGTTCGCGCATCGCTTCGGCGTCCCAGTAGTACCGCTCGCTCTTGCTCAGGAGAAACAGGTATTCGTGTGCCTTCGTGCAGCGGTCAGTCACGCTCTCCGGCATCGGGTTCGGCTTGTGCCAAATAATGTCCTGCCGCAGGTTCCAGCCATCCTCTTGCAGCGCCAGCGCCACGCGCCACGGGATCCCGAGCAAGTTCTTCGGGCGCATGCCGGTTGTTTTCTTCCCTCTCCCTATGCCGCTGTCGCCGTGCAGCGCCTGCACATGCTTTCCGCCAGTGCTGCCGCCCCACTTGGCATCGTTGGCGTAGCTGTCGCCCAAGTTCAGCCACAGCACGCCGTCATCGGCCAGCAGCTCCCGCACCAGCGCAAAAAACTTCAACCATCGCCCGCACAAACTCTGCCGGCGTCGCTTCGAGGCCAAGCTGCCCAGGGTGTCCGTAGTCGCGCAACCCGAAGTACGGCGGCGAGGTCACGCACATCTGCACCTTCATGCCCTGAGCTATCAGGTCGCGCATGGTGTCGCGGCAGTCTCCGAAAAACACTTTATTCATGGTGTCCTGTACCGTTGCCCTCCAACCCGTCGTGCGAAGGGACGCGCCGCGATAAAGCTGCGTCGCGCCCCTCCACTCTGTCGTTAGACCCCAAGGCCCGCGCACACGGTTGGCTCGCCTCTTGGCAGTCGCACAGGTGCGACGCAGAGCATCGCTCAGGCGTGGCATGAAGCACGGCATCTAGCGCGTACTCGTCGCAGACGAAATCCACGAGGTCGTCAATGCTGTCCTTGCCCATGAAGTCATCCAGCTTGACGGCTATAGTTTCGATCAACTGCTGGTATTTCTCGTCCATTTGCTTTCTCCTTTGAATCTGCTTGAATCGGGCCGCCGCCTGAACTGTTGCGTTCTACCGTCAACAAAAGAAACCCCACTTCCCACGCATCTCGACTCATCCCGTTACCCTCTGCCTTGCCGAGGTTGATCAGGCGCTTGCCGGCTATGTCTAGGGGGCGGCAGGCGCTGTATGCGTGAGCTGTGCCCCGCGCAGGGTGCTCGCAGGTTAGGAGGAGGCAGAGCCCTTGAAAACTTGGGTGGGGGTGCCGGGTGCCTACGGTCAAACCGTAGCGCGGGGCGTGCCCCGCCGCCGACACCCCCGCTGATCACGCAATATCATCAGCGTCCGCGCCTTCGGCGACCTCCTCGAACTCGTCGCTATCGGCCGGGCGCCCGGCGGTGAAGGCATCACCGTCGCGCAAGAACTGGACGCCGCGCAGGGACGCGCTCACGCCGGCGCCTTGACTGTCGTAGGCGAACAGGTCAACACTGGCGTTGACGTAGCACCCAGAGTACGGTTTGCCATCATCTTCAGCCAGAGGGTTCTTGTTGCCGTCGAATATGCTGGGGCGCGTCTTGGACTTGGCTGAAAGAGCCATACAGCCGGCGTAACCGTCGTATTCCTGGTCGTCACCGTCCTGGAAGCAGAACTTGTTCCGGTTGCCGCGGATCTGACGCAAGAGGGCGTCGGCTTTCTGAGGAAATTTTTCTTTCAGCACAGCCAGTATCTTTACCTCAATTTCCTTGATCTGCGGCGAGTCCTTGGACACCAAAAACGTGGCCTTGAATTTAGGCTCGTCGCCCGGCTTGAATGCCTCGGCACGCCACAAGGCGGGGAAACTCAGGCGCACATTCTTGAGCATGATGCGGCCGAGGGGGGATGCGGTTGTCATTGGTAGAATCCTTTCAGGTGGGTTAAACAAGGTCTTCGGTGGTAGGTTCAAACTCATCGGCAACAGGTTTGATCTCCAAGGCTGGGCGTTTGTCGCTCAGGGGAGCGACGTGGGGTTTCCCGTCACGCTGAACGATCAGCGCCTTGAGCTTAGGCGCCCGGCGTGGGCCGATCGTGCCGGCCTCGACCAGCTTATCGGCGGCGGTCGGCGTGATAACTTTGAACTGGTACATCTCGTCGGCTTTGAGTCTGAACGATTTCAGCAGTGCCTCAGCGGCAGCTTCGTCGGTCCATGCCCGAGCACCACGCTTGCCTTGCACCAGCTTGTACGCAGGGATGTTTTCTCCTGCGAGCAAACGCCGTTCAGTTTCTGCGCGCACCGCTTTGACCCAGCCCTCCAGCATGTCGGCCTTGTCCATGATGCGGCTGAGCCAAAGAGCTTCTTGGGCCTTCGGCTCCAATATGTAGTTCACCGCATCGTCAAACTCTTCCGGCGTCGCCACGTTACCACCCGCGGTCATTGTTAACACCGCTTCTTGGCGCAACGCCGGGCATGTAGCCTTGGCTTTACACCACCTACAACCTTTCTCGGTGGGGTTGAGGAACATGTTTTGCCACGTATCGGCAGTAAGCGCCTGCTTGTGTTCCTTTTCAGCCCACCCTTCCGCGTTCAACACCGACGCAGCCCCCGAACGCGCGCGGCCGGTCAGCCACGCCTTGAGCTCGTCGACGTCAAGGGCCCACTCGCTTGGTGCTTTCTCGATACGCGGCTGGTGGACCACCATGCGCACCGTCTGGATGTCGGCGAGGTCTTGGTATTCCAGCAGCGCGCCGCCGGCGTAGAGCAGCATCTGCTCGTTGCCTTCGGCGTCCACTTCAACGCCCATCCCGGTCTTTAGATCATGAATTTGTAACTCAGTGCCGACGACTGCGATGGCGTCGGCTGTACCCCACGCCTGATCACGCTCAACGCACAACCACTCCGCGTAGTTGACGCGCATCTCGCCGGTGAGGATGTCTGCCGTTGCCGTCATCTCGCGCAGGTTGGCCAGGTAAGTGTTCACACAATCGACCATTTCCTGATCGACGGTGATCGTGTGGCCGTCTTGCTCGATGTTTTGTGCGTCGTCAGGCAGTTTCAACGTGAGCGAGCAACGGATGCATTCGTCCGCCAACTTGTGTGCCACCGTGCCCCACGCCGCGTAAACGCTGGACGAGTCTGGTGCGCCCTTGTACAGCACCATACTGCCCGGGCAAGAAAGCCAGCGCGAGGCGGCAGACGCGCTGAATTTACTGTGGGAGGGCTCACCCATCACAACCCCCTCTCAGCCAGTGCCAGCCGAACCTTGACAAGTGCCTCAGGCCACTTGTCCTCGGGCATGGCTTTGAAGTTGTCGTAACCCATCGCTGTGGCGATCGGCTTGGCGGCCGTGGCATCGGCTTTGTGGAGCTTGAGCACGGCAGCCTGCAGGTCAGCATACGTCACCGGCTTTACATCGCTCGCATCGGCAGGCGAGGTGATGCCGGATGCCGCGGTCGTGATGTTGCCTTGCGCAGCGCCCTCCCCCGCCTCGGCAGTAGGCTGGGTAGGGGCAGCCTGCGCAGGCCGTGCTTTTCCCGCGGGCTTGGGCTCGGCTTTTGGCTCGGCTTTTGGCTCGGCTTTTGGCTCGGCTTTTGGCTCGGCTTTTGGCTCGGCTTTTGGCTCGGCTTTGGTCAAGTCCTGGGTTGATTCAGGTTTGGCGAGCCGCGCAAGGCCCTCCAGCGCTTCACGTAAGGCGTCAGCTTGCTCAGGCGTGGTCACGGTGAAGGCGATCGAGATCGGGAACATAGGTTTTACCTTTCAGCGGTTGCGGTGAAGTTTCTTGAACTGGCGGATGCCGCCGGCGGCCTTGATGGCAGCACGGTGAAGGAGCTTTGCTGTACTGGCGCGGTGTTGACCATGGAAGTACCCGCGCGGGTCAAACATTTCCGGCAAAAGGTGTTCGATGTGCAGAACACCTTTTGCCGGGCCCGGCCGCGATGTGCGAGATGGAACATGGGTGCCTTTCAGGGAGTGAATTGGAAATCAAGGGTTTTGACGTCCAGGCGCAGCTCACCGTAGCTGCCTGTGTGGACCTCGATTATGTCTGCGTCTTCAACGTAGCCCTTGGCACAAAGCCATTCAATAAAGGTGAATGGCCCCCTGTCAAGCATAGGTTCAACGCGCGCTCTGTCCTTTCTGAACAAAACCGTTGCCTCACGCATCGTGAACGGCTTGAGCACTTTGAATGCGGCCGTTTGGTAATCGCTGTACTCGCCAGAGGCAAGCAGCACAAAGTCTGTTCGTTGCATACTCTCTCTCTACCTTTCAATGTTGGGAAATTCGAGCTTGATCCGCAGGTCAATAGCCTCAGACGCCAGCTCGCGGTGGAAGTCAGCTAGCGCCTGGTGCGTGCCGAGCTGGCGTTGGTGCAGCGCTTCCTGCATGTCGTCCAGAACGTCCTCGATTTCCTGATTGATCAAGGTAAGCTTGACGCGCCAGAACCATTTTCGGATTGCATTTAGCATGATGCGATTGTAGCAGGTGCTGAAACTGGCGTCCACTCGCCGATGGCGACGAGGTGACGGAAACGGTCAGAGAAAGAGGCCCAGGCGGCACCCCTAGCGACGACCCGGCAGCACCACAGCGCATCGTCTAGGCCGTTGCTATCGAGGACCACCGAGAAAGGCAAGGGCTCATCATCACCCTTAGTCTTACCCAAGTGTTTGAGCAGCTTAGCCCAACCTTCTTGGCAGGGCGAATGCTCTCGGATTCGGTTCAAGGTTGTGGTGATCTGTGGCGTGGTGCTCTCCTGCTGGGTTGTCGATGATTGAATCTTAGCAGATGTAAAAGAAAAGGCACTAGGGGAAACCCTTGTTGTTGCAAAATTCTTACAGATCGCTAAAGTAGCGGGCATGAACAACCCGACCTATTCCACTATGCTCGATCGCTGGTGCCGCGCCGCGGACACGAGCGAAAAGCAGCTGCTGGCCGACGCTTGCGGCAGCACCTATGCGTACGTCACGTACCACCTCGCTAAAGGCCGGCGTGAGCCGGACGCAACATTGGCCGCGCGAATCGAGACAGCCACGCGCCTGATCGCACGCGGCACCGGCGGCCGACTGTTCACGGTGTACCGCACCGAGTTGAACACTGCGTGCCGCGAGTGTGTGTTTGCGCAGCGATGCTTGGGCGACAAGGCGATCGCCGCTGAATTTCCGCTGGTGTGAGGGTGAAATTGGGGTAAAGTCCCGCTTTACCAAACCGTTCTCTGTCCCGCCATAGGTGGGGAGCCCGGCCCGTGGACAGCGGGTAGGGTTTGGCGACTTCGGGCTTCCCACCTATGGTGTAACGAAAGTCGCCCATGTCCTTCGACCTCTATCGGGGCAACTGCCTGAACACCCTGCAACTGCTGGACGACAACAGCGTCGACAGCATCGTCACCGACCCGCCCTACGGCCTGGGCTTTATGGGCAAGCGCTGGGACTACGATTTGCCTAGCGAAACCATCTGGCGGGAGTGCCTGCGCGTACTCAAGCCCGGCGGCCACCTTCTCGCTTTCGCGGGGACGCGCACTCAGCACCGTATGGCTGTACGCATCGAGGACGCAGGATTTGAGATCCGCGACATGATCGCGTGGGTTTACGGGTCGGGCTTCCCAAAATCGCTGGATGTGAGCAAGGCGTTGGATAAGGCGGCAGGCGCTGAGCGCGAGGTGACGTGTGGGGCGGCTACTGCTGCTTGGCAAGGCTGGGGCACCGCCCTGAAGCCCGCGCTGGAGCCGATCACCGTGGCGCGCAAGCCGCTGATCGGCACCGTCGCCGCGAACGTGCTCGCGCACGGCACCGGTGCGCTGAATATCGACGGGTGCCGGGTCGGGTGGCCTGACGGAGAAACAGTTGAGCGCGCAGCACCGTCGCAACTCGGCCGTTGGCCCGCGAACCTGATCCACGACGGAAGCGACGAGGTGCTGGCCGCATTCCCGCAGGCTCCGGGTCAGGTGGCCGACGTGAGCGCGACGGCGCCGAGCCCAAAGACCAGCAACGTGTACGGGCGCCTGGCGCACGAAGGGGAGCCCAGCGCCAATAGCGACAACCTGGGCAGGGTCGGCTTCAAGATGAAACCCGGTACGCGCCGGCTTGACTCGGGCAGCGCGGCCCGGTTCTTTTACTGTGCTAAGGCGAGCAAGTCCGACCGCGACGCGGGCCTGGAAGACGCCCCCGACCGAATTCTGGCGATGAGCAATCAAGCCAAGGCTCAGGTCGAGCGCGGGGTCATGCACCAGGGCGAAGGTGGGATGAATACCGCCAAGGTGCGCAAGAACAACCACCCAACGGTCAAGCCCACCGAGCTGATGCGCTACCTATGCCGCTTGGTGACGCCGCCGGGCGGCGTGGTGCTCGACCCGTTCATGGGCTCAGGCAGTACCGGTAAGGCCGCGATGTTGGAGGGTTTTCGGTTCATCGGCGGCGAGATGTCACCTGAGTACCTGGCAGTCGCTGAAGCGCGCATCGCCGCCGCGCTGTTGAGGGACCTCGTATGACAGTCACCAACATCAACCCGTCCATCACATCCATTCAAGCCCCCGACGCCCTGCGCGAGCTGCCTGGGTGGCTCATGTGGCGCTACGAGCATACTGATGGTGAGCCTAAGCCCCGCAAGGTGCCGTACTACGCCAACGGGCGCAAGCGCCACGGGGTACAAGGGCGCGCGGAAGACCGGCACGCCCTGACCTCGTTCGAAGCGGCGCGCACGGCTGCTGCCCGGCGTGGGTTCGACGGTATCGGCTTCGCGCCGATGCCCGAGTGGGGCGTCGTTGCGCTCGACTTCGATAACTGTGTCAAGGCTGGCGCCATCCATCCGGACGTTGAGACAGTAATCGCCAGCACTTATGCCGAGTTTAGCCCCAGCGGCAACGGCATCCGCGCGTTCATGCGGGGCCACCTCGGCAATCTCAAGGCCCACGGCGAGCCCTACGGGTTTGAGACGTTCAGCTCCAAAGGGTTCGTGACGTTTACCGGCAACCGGCTGGACCTGTGCGATGTGCTGGGCACGGCGAATATGATCGCCGACGTGAACGACGAAACGCTCGACGCCATCCGCCGCCGGTTCAAGCGCGAAGAGCGATCAGCGGCCAGCCACACCGAGGAGGTGGCCGACATCAGCAAGGAGCAGGTAGCGGCCATTCTCGACGCGCTGGACCCTGATATGGGCCACCAACCATGGTTGACGGTGGGAATGGCCCTGCACCATCAGTACCGCGGCAGCGACGAAGGGTTCACCCTGTGGAGCGAGTGGAGCGCTGCAAGCGGGAAGTACCCGGGCGATGAGGCGATCAGGACCAGGTGGAATAGCTTCGGGCGCAACCCAGACAAAAGCATCACCGGTCGCAGCCTCATCAAGATGGGTAAAGAGGCGGGGGTGTATGTCAGTGCCAGCGCGCCAGCGACGGCCGACGAGTTTGAGGCGGTACTGGCTGAGGCTGAGGTAGAAACGCTGGTCGGCAAGAAAACTCCCCGGTTCTACTTCGAGCCGGTGCACCAGTTCAGCGACGCCCGCGCGCTGCCTTGGGTCATCAAAGGGGTGCTGCCACAAGCCGGCCTGGCGGTGATGTACGGCGCCAGCGGGTCAGGCAAGAGCTTCGTCGCGCTCGACATAGGGATGGCCATCGCTCGGGGCGTCGAGTGGCGTGGCCGGCGCGTCAAGCAGGGTAGAGTAGCCTACATCGCTGCCGAGGGTGCTGACGGCTTCAGAAAGCGCGTTGCGGCGTATGCCGTGCACAATAAAGTGGACCTCGCCAGTGTGCCCATGACGGTGCTGAACGCGAGCCCCAACCTGATGGAAAAGACGGTCGCGGTGGATGTTGTGATGGGCATCAATGCCTCGGGTGGCGCCGACGTGGTGGTGGTTGACACCTTCGCCCAGGCAACACCGGGGGCAAATGAGAATGCAGGTGAGGATGTTGGTAAGGCGCTGAGCCACTGCAAGCGCATACACGAGGCAACCGGCGCGCTGGTGTTGCTTATCCACCACTCAGGTAAAGATGCGTCCAAGGGGGCGCGCGGGTGGTCAGGCTTGCGCGCGGCGGCCGATGCTGAGATCGAAGTGGTGCGTGAGGGCGATCAACGCGCGCTGCGGCTTACTAAGAATAAGGACGGTGAAGACGGAGTTCAGTGGGGTTTTACGCTTGAAGTGGTGGAGCTTGGAACTGACGAGGACGTAGACCCAATCACAAGCTGCGTGGTGGTCGAGGCGGAAGCGCCGATAAGCAAGACCGAAGGCGGCAAGCCGATGGGTAAAAACGAGGCTGTGGTGTTCGACGTGCTGCGTGAGTTTAGCGCCGTCCAAACCAGCGGAATCGAGGTGGCGGCGGTGATTGTTGAGGCCGCCCGGCGCATGCCAGAACCTGAAAACGGCAAGCGCGATACACGTAAACAGCTCGTCAAAAGGGCGCTGCTGAAGCTGTGCGACAACGACGCTTTGCCGTTTTTTCTTGAGGGGCAAGAGATCAGTGTTTGCTGAACATGCAACAAATAACATGCAATTCTTTACAAGTCGGCTTGCAACATGCAACTTTGATGCAACAGTTGCACGTGTTGAGAGATGCATAGCTCCGTTACATTTGCAACTCTGCAACTCATCCCTTTAGGGTGAGTTGCAGAGTTGCAACGGAGTGAGGGTAAAAAAAGTGGGAACGTGCGAAGTTTTACGTGAAAGGACGACTTTATGGTGGGGCAAGACGATCATGTAAAAAAGCGCACGGTGGTGGTAAATGAGGCCGGGCACATCATTGGTGAATCCCACCCTCGGGCTGTGCTGACCGACCATGAAATCGACTTGATGTTCGAACTGAGGGAGCAAGGGTTCAGCTACGGGTGGCTTGCCGCGAAGTTCGAGATTACCAAGGGTGCGTGTTGGAAGATCGTTCAAGGCCTGCGCCGAGGCCACGTGGCGGCACGTTGGCGGGTCGTATCCGTGCGCCGGAAAGGGTGAGGAAAATGGTCAACATGAAGCTGACACCTGAAAAGCTCGCTGCATTTTGTGGCGCCCTTGCCGAGTCCTGCAACGTTGGAAAAGCGTGCAAGGCGATCGGCATTGCACGTCAAACTGCCTACGAGTGGCGGCGCGAGATCCCAGCCTTCGACGAGGCGTGGAACAAGGCGATGAAGGTGGGGTTGACCGCACTGGAAGATGAAGCGCACCGCCGAGCCTTCGAGGGTTTCGACAAACCCATCGTGCACCAAGGTGTGGTCATGGACACATGCAAGGAGTACAGCGATACCCTGGCGATTTTCTTGCTCAAGGCGCATGACCCCGACAAATACCGTGAAAACAGCCGCGTGGAACATACCGGTGCTGACGGCGGGCCCATCAAGCAGCAAGTTATTATTACCACAGGCGTCCCATCGGCTGATGACGCTTGCGATTTGGTATGAGACTGCCCCGCGCTTATCGTGACGCGGAAATGTTGAGTGTTTTCTGGTTCAACCTGATGCTGTGCTTTGAACGACGCTTGAACGAAGGGTGTTGGATCGTCAGCGTCAGCCTGCGTAACGTCCGCGACACGTGATAACGATCGATCTCAGGTATACCCCCCGTGCATGGCAGCGTGAATGCCACCTGAACCGCACGCGCTTCACTGTACTCGCCCTGCATCGCCGGGCGGGCAAGACCGAGCTGGCCTTGCGTCAACTGCTGGACAGCGCCTTGCGTTTCGGGCTAGACCTTGGCCTGTTTTTCTACGTTGCTCCCCAGCTCAAGCAGTCAAAAGCCATCGCCTGGGCACGGCTGAAGCAGATCGTGGCCCCTTTGGTGATGGGGAACCTTGCCGAAATCAATGAGTCTGAACTGTGGGTACGCCTCAAGACCAACGGGGCGATGCTCCGCTGCTATGGTGCGGACAACCCCGACGCGATGCGTGGCGTCCGTTTGGACGGCGTTGTGATCGACGAGGTGGCGCAGATCCGGCCTGAGGTGTGGGACGAGGTCATACAGCCCGCGTTGTCCGACCGTAAAGGGTGGGCACTGTTCATTGGCACCCCCAAAGGAGTCAACCTGTTCAGCAAGTTGTTTTACGACGGTCGCGTCAAACCTGAGTGGCATAGCGCGCTCTACACGGTCTATGACACCGAGGCGTTGGACCCGGTTGAGGTAGCGCGCTTGCGTGCTGATATGCCTGAGGCGTCCTTTGCGCGCGAATATTTGTGTGACTTTTCTGCTGCCGCGGAAGACCAGCTTATCAGCTTGACCGACCTGGAACTGGCCTGTTCACGCCATCTTCACTCCACGGACTACGAGCATGCACCGCGTATTTTGGGGGTGGACCCCGCGCGGTTCGGGGATGACCGCAGCGTCATCTTCCCCCGGCAGGGGTTACGCGCCGGTACGCCTAAGGTGTTTCAGGGTATGGACAACATGACACTCGCGGCTCATGTGGCTGAGACGATTGTGACGTGGCGCCCTGACGCGGTGTTTATTGACGAGGGAAACGGGGCGGGGGTGATAGACCGCCTACGGCAGCTGGGCCACACCATCATCGGCGTGCATTTTGGGGGCAAGCCGAGCAAACCCCGTTTCGTGAACATGCGCACATGTATGTGGTTCGAGATGGCTGAATGGTTGCGTGCGGGGG